CTCGCGCTCGGCCAGGTCCTCCATCTTCGCCATGATGGTCTCGCGGCTGTACGCGCGCGGGTCGTAGGTGTCGAGGTCGCCCAAGTAGGGCACCGTGAACCAGTGCAGCACCAGCAGATGCGGCGTGATCTTGCCGTGGCCGGTCAGGGGGTACGCCATCAGGCTGAGCCGTATCGGGCGGTCAGGAACCGGCGCAGAGCTGCTGCGATCTCGTCAGGTGCTGGCACTCAGAGCCTCTGCGACATGCCGTGTAATACCGGAGCAAGACCACGGCGCCGTGGACGCTCGGCTGGTCCTCAACCGGGTCCGTTAGCGGTTGTCGCGGTCTGGTTGCTCGATCAGCAGCAGATCCAGCGTCAGCGTGTCCAGGTCCCACTCGATGCCTTGGACAAGGGCTACCAGGCTGGTGAAGTAGCGGTCAGCGTCAGTCAGTGTGACCACGTCACCCAGGGCCAGCCAGCCGAACTCCTGCGGCACCTGGTAGCGCACACGCCGCTGGGCAAACGCGTGTGCCGCGATCTTCCACCCCAGCACAGCCAGCGCCGTGCCCTGGTCGTAGACCACATCCGTCTCCATGGACTCGACCCGGACGCCCGAGCGGGCCTTGGAGAGCTCCGCGCGACGGCTCAGATACTCATCGCTGCTGCCATCACTGGACGCGACCAAGGCGACAGATCGATAGGCTTGCCCGTTCTTCGCACGCTTGGCGAAGTCAAGCCGGTACTCGTTGGTCACGTCGCGACGCAGGGTCACGTACTCGACCGAGCCCACCCGGTTGACCCCAGGGCCGTGCTCGATGTGGGTGACTGCGTCAGACGTGGCGGCGTCGTAGCGCCACAGGATGGGGGCCTGACCACCAGGGCCATCTACCAGCGTCACCGGGATCAGGGGCAAGACGTTGTCCGCGACCCACTCCGACGGGGCCACGGGTGAGTCGATGTAGCCGGCCAGCGTGAACCGCCCAAGCTGAGACGCGACCGCAGCCCACCTGCCCCGGTCCACCCTGGACGTGGACCGGTCGAGCATCCATTGGATCAGGGCCCCGGCTGACGTGACTGCCGTCGTGCCGTCAGCCTCGACCAAGGCTGCGCCGGAGTTCCACCCGACCCAGAATTCATCCGACGTGCGATCGATGGTGCTGGAGGTAGCCAGGTCGACGGTGGTCACCGTCTGCCCCAAAGCGTCAAGCGCCGAAATGGTCGACAGGTCCTCACCCACGCCGTCTGCGTCGTAGATCCTCACTGTGGATGCCGCTACGCGATGCCCTGCAACAACCAGCGTGATCGCTATGCCACCGCTTGATTTTACTATCAAAGCTGGGCTACCGCTGGTGACTGTTGACGAGCCAGCCGAGGTCACGAACGCGCCCGGGGTCCCGAATACGATGGGGTAGTAGAGCCCCTCTGACGCCTGGGGCCGGCTGGCCCATGTGGACAGGGTCACGCGCTGAGACACAGCCGGGATCAGGGCGCCGTCGTCGTAGGTGTCAGCCTCGACGGTGAACCGGACGGGCTCGCCTGCCACGTCATAGACCGGCTTCCGAAGGCCGCCAGCCAGTACCACCAGCCTCGACTCGTACACATCGCCAGCCAGGTGGAGTGCTACCTCTGCGGTCGCCGTGCTCAGGTCGTGACCCTGGCTGACCATCTGCGCTACGTCCACGTCGCCGGGAAACTGGACCGCGAAGCCAAGAGACAGGGAGTCCACCGCAGTCGACTGCAACGACGCAGCCGAGGGGACTCGGGGCATGACCAGTCCCCCCTCGTACTCGTGCGTCCCACCGTCCAGATCTGTCAGCACCCGGGGCCCGGTGTCGGTCGTGCTCGAGGCCCACCGAAACGTGCGACCAGCCCAGGTCACAGACAGCAGCCAGACGACCTCAGCGCCAGCGAAGTCCAGCGCGGTCAGGCTCACTTGAGCTCATCGATGGTGATGCGCGAGACCCGCACCACTTCGTTGCGCCCCTCGTCACCCTGGACCATCTCACGGCGCACGCTGGAGGCCATGCGCCCATAGAGCAGCGAGGCGCGACGGTTGAACATCTCGGTGTCGTTGCCGCTGGAGCCCTTGGAGATCTTGGGCAGGTAGACCACCGGGACCTTGCCGCCGTCAGTCAGGCTGACCATGCCGGCGAGTTGGCGAGCTGCGCTCCGCAGGTCTGCGGCCCCGAGGCTCCCACCCGTGGTGCTGGTGCTCACGTAGTCCGGATCTGGAGTGCCGCTGATCTGCGTCTCGTCTACCCCGTCCATCCAGTCGATCTGGACCTGGCGCGTCTCCGGGCCGAGCTTGCGCATCCGGTCTGTGCCGTCCTCGGACACCGTGCGCTGGACGTTGGCAGAGTCCTCCATGACCCGACCCCACCCGTACGGCTGGCCCCAGATCACGACCGGTCCCGCTACGACGGTGCCGGCCTCCAGGTAGCCATCGACCGTGGTCTGGGCGTCAATGACCAACCGGAGCCCGGCATAGTTGGCGCTATTCACGCGGACCAGGAGCACGAAGTCACGCGGCCACAGTGACAGGGTGCCGCTGCTGGGCTCTGTGTTGTCCACGCCGTCGAGGAACAGGCGAGCGCGCTTGCCAGACTGGTCCCACATCCCCTCCGAGTTCCACGCCACGCGGCGGAACTTGGACGAGCCCAGCGACACGGTCCAGTCTCGGCACTCGTTGAGATCCAGGTAGGGCGTGTCCGTCGACCCGGCGTCGGCCTCCAGGCTGTTGCCCGCGCGGACGTAGGCCATCGAGGCCAGTCCATCAGCCGCGTCCACTGTGCCGATGCTGGACCAGGACCCGCCGCCGCTGTCGGCCTCCAGGCTCCCGGTGCGCCAGTTGGCCCCGAGAACCGCGATCGCTATGACCACGTTGCCCTGCCGGCTGGCTGCGGTGATGCTGGGGTCCAGTGCGAACGCGATCCGGTGGACCGTCTCGTCGGTCGAGCGCCACCCACGTCGGGGGCTGGGCTCCTGGGTGTGCAGGACCCGACCCACCGCGTAGTCGTAGCGGGTCGCGATGTGCCAGGTGTCGCCGGTGAAGGCCGGACCGTCGAGGGCCTTGATCGTGGTCCCGCCGTCCACGTAGACCGAGGAGGCCATAAGCGGGCGGGGGAACAGGTCATCCGGGTTGGTCTGACCTCCCGCGAGGGTGGCACCAGTGAATTTGCTGTTGCTTATGCCGAAAAAGTGCCATCTGCTCACTGCGGTGATTAACGGGACCGCGTGGTGCCCGAAGACCACCTGATTGATCGGTCCCGCCGCCCCCGTGTTGTTGGTCAGGCTGGTGGACGGTGTGCCGGGGGTCCATTCCGCATCGGAACCCAGCGACCTGGACTTGATCCACCAGGCCACACCGGCTGAGGTCAGCGCGATCTTGAAGTCCACGCCGGCCGAGGTGTCTACGCTGACTGTGCCGATGCTGGTGGGCCCGTGCAGGTCGTACAGCTCGACCGACCACCGGCCCAGCCTGAGCTCTACCGTGTAGTCGTTGGTCCCGTCCGCCACGACCACCCAGACGTAGACCGTCCGCGTCGCGACCGATCCGCCGCTGTCCACCGTAACCGAGCCTGCAACATCAAGGCCCTGGGCAACCGTGCTGGTGAAGGTCTTGCTGTATGTGAGTTGATTGCTGCTGGTGGTGATTACCAACTCCCCACCAGTCAGCACACCCGTACCTGCTCCAGCGGCGGTCCAACTACCATCATCCGGCTTCTCAAACGGGAGCCACGTTTTCTCGTAGCTGGCCCGGTTGGCGTCAGACGGGAAGTCGCCCCCATAGGTCGGCTGGGTCACTGTGGAGTAGCCACCGAGGTAGATCGTCCCCACGCTGTCGTCTTCGTTACCGATCGCTGCGGTCCAGTGGGTGACGACCACGACGCGCCCGGACTGGCAGCACGCCGAGAAGCCTCGGGGGTAAACGGTCCCGGGGGCGCCTCCCTCCTGCCACCACACAGAGTGGTCTTCGCTCAGGGTTTGCCCCAGGTACTCCCAGGTTGAGCCGCCATCCTTGGATCGCTCAACCAGACACGCTTGCGTCTTGATTATGGAGTCGCTCGTGATCCGATGCAGGATGTAGACCTCGCCAGAGTCCGCCACGCAGATAGCGCAGTCTCCGTCGGACATCTGCTTGCCCTGGGTCGCGGCAAGCGTGGTGTTAAACGCAAAGAATTGCCTGTCTGGAGTTCCCTGGAAGGTTGCGCCGGTGAACGGCTCAAAGGCTGACGCCAAAAAGACGCGCTGGATGAAGTTTTCAGCGACGAGGTTCAGGCAGCACCAAGCAAACAGGATCCGGCCGTTGACGATGGCACAGTCCTGGTAGCCGCCCCGATAAGTGCCGTCTGACGTAGCCTCGGCCACCTGTGTGAACCGGGCTCCAAGGGACGTTGATCCGTACTGGCGCACCACGTCACGCAGATCACCAGACGCAGCCAGGTTGTTGTTAGCCAACCGCAGCGAAGCCCAAAGCGCGATCTCGCCGTTTAGGTAGCAGGCTCGGAGGCGGCCCATCGTGTCGTAGTCGTTCGCGAACCATCCCTCAGCGTTGTAGGGCACTGAGGTAGGCAGGCAGGCGCTCGACCCCGTGGCCCAGGTGCTCAGGTCGTCGGTGTACTGCATGCGGACTTGGCAGTCACCCGACGTCAACTCCACCCAGTGGAAGACCAGCACCCGGCCGTTGGGGAGTTCCACCAGGCAGGGGTGAGCCCCACGCCCGGCGCTGTAGACCGGGGACTGAGCGTAGATCTGCGTCCCACTGTCCCAGGTGTTGGTGTCAGGGTCTCGGACGTAGACCCAGACCTCATCCTGTACCGCGCCGATCGTATTGTCCCGAATCTGGAACACTGCCGCGATCTTGCCGGATGCCAGCGCCAGCGTGTGGACGTACTTTGCGCTCGCCTTGGTCGTGACCGAGCCATCGCAGATTAGAACCGGCTGCCACCCGGTGATGATGGTCGGAGGGTTCCAGCCGCGCCAGTAGGTGTCTCCCGAGTAGCGCCACACCTGTGCGGCGCCGTCGACCTCCGGCATCCCTGCGCTGAGCGCCTGGACCTGCAGCGTCTTGCTGGCCGCCTGGGTGCCACCCGAGGCCAGAACCATCTCAGTCTGTCCCTGCGCGTCAGGCACACCCGGGCGGGGACCAGCCTGGGTCAGCGTCGAGTGGGTCGTATCGACGGCCGTGATGCGCGGGTCAGGGACCAGCACGCCTCGGAAGTCGGTGAAGTCGGCGATCCGGTCAGTAGCCATCGGTCGGTGCTACCGAGTCCGGTGGCCGACTCGCGACCCCTGCTTGACCGCTGAGCGCAGCGCCGAGCCTGGCACCCGGGTCAGGTCACTGACTTGGTTGTCGAGCACCTGATTCTTGTACTCGACCACCACGACCATAGGCCCCTGACCCATCGACCCGCCCGCGTTGGCGGCGTTGATCGCAGACTCGCCCATCTGCGCGGTAGCCCGTGCGTTGAGCACTGCTTCACCAGACCGCAAGCGCCGGTCGGCCTCGTCTGGAGCCGGCCGACCAACAATGCCACCGGTGTGCATCGATGGGGGCTGCGCCGCTGCCACGCTTGCTATCCCTGCGGTGCCGATGGTTGCTGTTGCAGACATGGCCGCAATGGCCATGAAGTCTGGGTAGACCGGTGGTCCGTACTCTCGCAGCGTCTTGAGCACTGCCCCGGTTGCTTGTAGGACTGCCGTGGCAATAGCGAGTGACTTCTCAATCACGAACTGCCGCCGCGATGCCTTCTTGTGGGCCTCGGTGCCCTCCTCCATCTGGCTGATGCGCCGGTCGTAGAGCACGTCTACCAGATTGCCTACCGCCGCCGTGCTCTCCATGGCCAGCTGCGTGTATGTACTCCATTCATTGGACGCAGCCGCGATCTTGGCGGCTGACTCCGCGTTGGCCAGGTCGATGCGCTGCTGGGAAAACTCAGCCTCAAGCTCAGTGCGCCGCATCTGGCCTTCGATGTAGGCGTCGACCGCCTCCGTTTCGAGCTCAGCGGCAGCAATGCGGGCTTCTGTCAACTCGCTCAGACGCTCGAGCGCGCGGGCCTCGGATGCGTCGATCTTCTCCGCTGCGGTCATGCGGTGGGCCGTCTCGGTGGCGACCAAATCCTGAGCCATCTTGGACAGCCGGGCCAGGTCCTTTGCCCGCTTCGCGTCGGCCTCAGCCGCCTTGCGCTGAGCCTCGGCATACTCCTCCTCGGTGGTCTTACCCTCGTCCAACTCGTCGTTGAGCTTCCCCACTGCCGCGCTTGTCTCGTGCGTGGCTTTCCCGAGTTCCACCTGGGTGGCGATCAACTTGTGCGCGCGCGCGTCATAGTCCATAGTCGATTCGGACATGTCGTCGAGGCTGTCGGATGCCTTGTCAATGTAGAAGTCCACCGCAGTCTCGGCGACGGATCGAGTCCAAGAGTCCCATTTGTCCTTGATGCCCGTCAGCTTGGCTTCCAACTCCGAAGCACCCAAAGCGCCTGCAAGCAGCCCGAGCATGTTGGCCATTTTCGCCAGGGCGTTGGTGGGGCTCATGAACGCCTTGACCAACAGGGTGGTCATGAAAACCGCCAACTCGCGAAGAATGTTCTTCCCTTGCTCGAAGGCTTGAAACGCATCAAGGCCCATCAAGCCCATCTTCACCAAAAGGAAACTGATGCGCTCTGTGGTTGGTGCCAGGTTGCCCCCAAGCGTCTGCACTACTTGATCGGCAATGGAGCCAAGCACATTCAGGGCCGAGTTTGTCCTCTGCACTGATCCCCACACCTCGGGATCCAGCCCCTCAAAGCCTTCCAACTCACGGAAGGGCTTGAGGCCCTCTTCCAGTTCCTCAGCAGCGGCCACCAGGGCGACGACACCGGACACAGTGCCGACTACTACTGCGAGACCAGCAGCAAGCGCCAGGGCGGCACCAGCAGCCATTAGAGCGCTTGACCCCATGCCCGCCATGATCTTGGCCAGCTTATCGACCTGATCACCGCTCCCGCCAGCAAACTCAAAGAGCGCCTTGAGCCCCTCGGTCGCGTCCTGGCTGGACTTCTCGGTGGCCTTGGCGGCTGACTTCTGGGCGCGGGCGATGGCCTTGGAGCTGGCCTTGCTGGCCTTCTCCGCGCGCTGAACCGCCTTCTCGACCTTGATCAAGGTCTCCTGCGCTGCGTCACCGCTCAGGTTCGGCAGCTTCGCCAACTCGCGCCGCAGCTCGCTGAGGTCGGCCCCAATCTTGACTACAGAGTCAGCCATTTAGGGCCTCCGTGATGCTCTTGGCGAGTGCGTCCACCAGTAGCGGCTTGATGTCGCGGGTCTTCTTCCGCGCTGGCTTCATCGCGTCCTGCTGCAAGGGGGACCGGATGCGGCGCACGTCGCTGCGTCGCCCCTCCTTGGTGCTCTTGATGTAGCGGGTGTAGGTAAGCGGGTTTCGCCACTCGACGCTAACTTCCCAGGTCCCCGGCATGACCTGCAAGCCCTTGGTCCAGGCTTTGAGGCTCTTGCCGGTCTTGATCGGCCATTTGGGCTCGATCGACTCGGTGTAGACCTCGTCCGCTGCCTGGTCCATGACCTCGACCACTGGCCCAAGGATCTTGCGTACGTCGCGCTCGATGCCGTCCGCAATGGGGCCCGAGATCACAATGGCTGCGCGTCCTCGTCCGACCCTGATTGACATCTCACGAGCTCCAGAAGTCCGCGCCCTGCTTTGTCTTACCGGGCGGCTGCCCCCAGACTACCTGAGCCCAGGCCAAGAGACGCTGTTGGATGGGCCAGGGCTGCTCGATGAACCATCCGGGGTACTTGGCCCAAGCACGCTCGACCTCCATGATCAGGAAGTCGAGTCGCCCTGGGCCCCGGAGTTTCCCTCGACGGCGTCCACGTCCTCATCCTCGGGCAGAATGGACGTTAGCATCTCGATGGCCTCGCCCGCTGCCTCCCCGATCTCGTCCAGCGACAGGCCACGCGCCGTCAGTTCGTCCAGCACCGCACCGCCGAAGGCCAGGGCGTCGAAGCCCGAGCCCGCCAGCGTCGAGTTGAGCGGCTGCCACGGGTGGTCCTTCGCCATCTTGCGCCGGTACGGGCGGGAAAACACTGGCCAACACAAGGCCAGCGCAGCCCACAAGGCCCGACGCGGGTTGGTCTGGAGCCCCACTGCCACGTCGAGCGCAGCAGCGTAGCTATCAGGGGCCCGCAGTTGGGCCTTCTCCCCTCCGAGAATCGCCATCAGGTCCTCGTCACCGAGCCGTAGACCGTGCCCGAGATGGTGGCCGTGTTCGGGTCACCCTCCGTGATGTCCATCGTGCAATGCACGTCGTCCAGCACGATGGTGTGGTCCGCCGCGTCTCCGTGGTCGGTCCCCTCCACCGTCAGGGTCACCTTGATGGTCTTGACCTCAGCGTTGGCTCCCAGCGTCGAGACGTTGCTCGCATAGGCGCCCTGGAACATGACGAAGTCCTGAGCGGTGAAGTCCGTCACGTCCGCGTAGTCCGCGACCTGGAAGGAGAACCCCAGCGTGGGGTAGGTCCGCGACGTGTGGCGCACGGTGTTGAGCGTGCCCCGCGTCTCGTAGGCGGTCACCTCGTTCTGTGTCGCCGCCAACGCCGTAACGTTGAGGTCGCCGGTGGAGAACGGAACGACCAGCGTCACGGGAGTACCGGTGCCATCCTCCAGCGTGATGGTGCCGTCGTTGAGGTTCTTGATGACGGTAGACGCGGCCATCAGGGCACCGCCACTGCGGTCCAGGTGGTCCCCGCGTCTTCGCTCACGTACAGCACCGTCGAGGCGCTGGCCGGGTCAGTCCGCATGTACAGGAGAGCCGAACTGGTCCGACCGTAGGCTCCGGAGGGGACGCCTGCCCCTGCCAGAATCTCGGCGCCGGTCCCCGTCGATCCTGCCGTGTCAGACAGGCGAATGCCCGCCATCTTCAGGATCGCGTCGCGGAAGTTACCGACGACGCGATGGAGTGCGCTTGCCATTGTGCGAGCCTCCTGTTTGTGCTCGCTCGGTGCTACCGACTACGACGTGGCCAAGCTGTGGGGCACGGTCAGCCGGATGGTGCCCAGCATCCACCCCTGGTCATCCACGGTGCGGGTCTGATCGGTCAGCGTGACGTGTAGGCTGGACTGCGACACGCCCAGTGCGGCAGCCAGCAGCGTGGCCTCCGCTGCCATCGCTGCGTCGTAATCGGTGACCTGGTCCAAGCTGCCGAGGTTCCACCCCCACTGGATCTCGATCTCCGTCTCCACCTGGTACGAGGTGACTGCTGGTCGTTGGCGAGGGCGGCCCACTGAGCCAGGGCGAGGCATCGTGCGGGGGGCCCCGACTGCAAAGCGGTGGTGCTCGATGTTCGACGCGAAGACCCCCCACGCAAAGGGGGACTCCTTCCAGTCAGCGACAGCCTCAAGTGCGGTGGCGAAGCGCTGGCGGACCTGCGCAATGGTGAGATCCGCCACCTACAAGCCCCAGTTGCCGCGCCACGACCGACGGGGGCTGGCGTTGATGTGGGTGACCCCCTCCCCTGCGGACTTCATGTCGTCGCCGTCCTGCAAGCCGGTGTCGGTGGTGGCCTTGCGGAAGCGGAGCCGCGACCACGCCATCTCAAACTCGCGCTTGTGCGCCTCGGCCATCTCGGCCCAGCGGTCCCCCTGACGGCTGCTGAAGTCGAGCAGGGTCAGGTACAAGGCCAGCTGGAGATGCACCTCGCGCACGCTCCAGTAGGTCACGATGTGGTCGGGGAATACGCCCTGCATCTCCAGCCGGCCAAGGATCTGCTTCCACGCCTCATCGATCTTGGGCTGGAACGTGGTGTCACCCGTGGCCATGTGCCGGGCGAGGTCGCTGTAGACGGCCGTGATGTCGTCGTCCGTCAGCGTGGGGCGTGCTGCGTGCTTCACCAGCGCCGCGTCTCGCGGGATGGTCTGCGTAGTCCCGTCCGCGAGGGTGAGCTCCCACAACTCCTGGTAGCCGTGGCCCAGGTTCTCTGTCGCGGGGATGCTGGCCGCAAGTACCGGGTAGGTCGCGATCGACCCAGCCACCACCACCGCACCAGTGACCAGGGTGTCCCCGTTCGGCCGGCGCAGGGTGAACGTCCCAGACGAAGGCGCAGCGAGCGCACCGTCGCGCCAGATGGGCAGGGAGACGGTCTGCGCTCGAGCACGCTCCAGGTAGTCCGGGTAAGCGACGCGGACGCTGTAGACCGTCTCTGCCGCGCTCACTTCCGCCGCCCAGACTCGCGCTGCTCGTTGCGGATCCGGGCCTGCTTCGCCTGCTCATGCGCGACACGGGGCTGAAGCCCAGAGCGCTCGATCAGGTACTTGGTCGTGCGGTCGATGTGCTCTCGGCCGCCCTGCTTCTCACCCGACATTGGTGGCCTCCTGTGCCGGTGCCTTCTTCCGCACCACGCGCGCCTTGCGCTTGGGCGTGGGTCCGTTCAGCGCGTCCATCGCCTTCTTCGCTTCCGCCAGCCCCTCCAGCATGCGCTCAGCCAGGGTCTTGCTCTGCTGGCTGCTGGAGAGGTCCGGGCGCCGGCTCGCACGCTGGATGCGGGTGCGCCAACGACGCTCCTGGGTGGACCAGATCTTCTTGCGCGGCGGCTTGATGGTGCCGTTGACAACCAGCGACCAGCGCCAATCGGCCCAACCCTGGTCGTCGTGGTCGATCTCCCAGGTGCCGTCGTCGTAGAGCAGCACCGTCTCCCAGAGGGTGAAGTAGCCGTCACCGGTCGAGCCGGGCTCCTCCGGGCTGTACTGGTAGGCGTCGATGTCGGTCAGGACAAGATTGCCCCAGTTTTCCTCTGCCATGTTCTTGACGTGAACAGCGCTGAGGTGCTGGCCGCGCTTGGCCTGTGCCGTCCCGTTGACCCCTGGGGCCACCACGATCCGAGACAGCGACGGGACGAGACGCCAGCCCTCGGAGGTCTCCACCAACTCCCACGATCCGTGGTTGTGCTGGAAGTGGAAGGGCTTGTTGCGACCACCCATCCCGTAGTTCGGGAGCTTCTGCCCCCGGCTCTGACGGCTGACTGAGCGCTTGCCTGCAATGCGTGCCATGTAGTTCTCCCCTCAAGTGAAAGTGGGGGGCTGGAAGGGGCGAGACGAGGGGAGGGGCCTCCCCCCACCCAACCCCCCACAACCCGTCAGCTGGTGGACGCCAGGTAGCCCCGGATGCGGGCCTGCTCGCGAATCACGATGCCGTCGTAAGCGTTCGCAACGAGCTCGTAGGTGTCCTTGGACGCGTCGCGCTGGGCCTCGATCATCAGCGGGGAGACCCCGTCGTTGAAGATGACCTGCCCGCCGCCAACCGGCTGCTTGGGCACGGCGTAGCGGTAGCTCAGCGCACCGGCCGCCATGAAGGCGTTCTCGTGCTTGCTGGACGCGTTGGTGACCTTGGTGCTGGGGAAGATGAGCATGCCCAGCAGCATCTCAGCGCCCTTGGCCAAGAACGCCTGCACGTCCTCGCGCCGCGCCTGCGGGCCCACCTCGGCACGCATGGAGTCGCGGATCGCGGCCATGGTGAAGGGGTGGAGGCAGCCGACCAGCATCCCGGGGTCGCCGGTGTTGGTGGTGAAGCTGTCGATGATGTCGTAAAGGTCATCAATGGAACCGGCGCCAGCGCTGGTCACGTTGGTGGACGCGCCCGCGATCGCGGTGGCGAACAGACCCATGCGACCAGCGGCGAAGCTGCCGGCCATGGTCAGACCCAGCGGGATGGGGGAGAAGCCCCAAGCGCCGCCGACCGCGTTGGCCAGGCCGGTCTCATCCAAGCGGAGCGCACGGCGCGCGATGGTCACGTCCGAAGCGGCGGCGGTGACGCTGGACGCAGAAACGTCGGTATCCTCCGCAGCGGTGGCGTCCATGGAGATGGACCAGCCCAGGGACAGGATCCGGTTGCGGCCGACCAGGGAGCCGGCGTCGCTGCCGTTCTGCATCTCGATGGCGCTGGTGCCGAAGATGTCGGCGCTGTCGGCCATGGCGAGCTTGAAGCTCTGCTCAGCCAGGACGAGGTCGTTGAGCTGGTCTTCGGTGGTCAGACCGTTGCCGGACGCGGGGGCGCCGGCCGAAAAGATGGCGATTGCCATGGGATCACTCGCAGTGTGATTGGTTGGGCGCGCTGCGAGCTGTTGACCGGTGCCACCGTACGCTCTGGGTGCTACCGAGCCTGGCGCTCCTGCTGGAGCTTCTGCAGGTCCTCAAAGGTGGTCGCCTGGCTCACCGCCGTCCGGAACTGGTCGTTGGCGTTGCTGGCCGGCGCCTTCTTCGGCGGCTTGGTGCCGGGGCGATTGGGCGGCGCTGGGGGCTGGCCAGGAGTGGGGGGCGGGGGCGGGTCTCCCCCCTCATCGCCACCCGACGCGAGCACGCCGCGCAGGTAGGACGGGAGCATGGACTGGTCGGTGGCCGCGTTGCTCAGGTACGTGGCGAAGTCCGGCGCCTTATCGCCCAACTTGGCCGCAGCCTTCTGGTGGGCGAACTCCAACGCCTCGATGGTGTCGGGGTCCGTCACGCCGTGCGTAGTCGCGGCCTGGTAGCGGCTGAACTGCCCTTGGGCCTTGGCGAGCTGCGCCTGAAGGTCTGCCTTCTGCTGGGTCAGTGCCTCGACACCGGCGACCTGGGGCCGCAGGGCCTCAAGCTCAGCGCTCAACGAGTCGCGCTCGGAGACCACAAGCGCCCGCTTGTCAGCCTCCTTGGCCAGCCGGTCCCGCACGATCTGGTTGATCTCGTCGCCGTCGTAGTACTTCTTTCCGTCCTGCTCGATTGGCATGGTTCTCCCCTCAGAGATTCGGGCTCACATACATGGCGTTCTCTCGCCGGATGCGGTCCAGTTCGGTGGTCGCCTGCTTCCGGGTGATGCCGGGGTGCAGCGCCATGTACGCGTCCACCTTGGACATCAGGCCGGCATCGACCTTGGTGGTCAGGTCCTCGGTCTGCGCCTTGCGCTCTCCGATGGACAGCGGCAGCGACGGGTACGTGATGCTGATCCCGTCGATCGGCAGGTTCGTGCCCGTGTGCAGGTTGAGCATCTTTGCGGTCAGCGCAGCGGCCTGCAGGTCTCCGCGCCGGAGTTGAGGCTCCATGCGTCCTTGCGCATCCCTCAGCCCCTCGCGCGAGATCGACAGGGACACCCCAGACCGGGGATCCGCACCCGTCCGGACCAGGTCAGCGGCAGACACGCCAGCGAACTCGGCAAGGCCCTGCTCAAAGCCAGTGATCGCCGTCATCAGCTTTTGAGGGTCGAAGCCCGGCTGCAGTTGGACCGCCGTTGGCTGGCCTGCGCCCTCATCGATGGGGCCCACCTCGATGATGGAGCCGGGCTCGGTGCTGATCACCTTACGGCGCGTGCGGTTGGCGCCCTCGATCTCCACGTCACGCACTTGACCGTTGACCAGCATCACCGTGGCGAAACTGCCGTCCTTGACGCCATGCACCCAGAACGTCAGCAGCACGGCTACCGTCATGGTTCCCAACACCGTCTCAACACCGTAGAACGCATCCCACAGTTCGCCGGTGCGCTCAGCGTGGTGCATGACCACCGGCAGGAACGGCACGCCCTCGTACACGTAGCGGTAGCCGTTGATGGAGCCCTCGGGAGCAGGGCCGAGGATCCGATCTGTCCAGTCCTCCTCCATCTTGGCGTCCATGATCTTGTGCTCGGGCTGCTCAAGGTCCCGAATGTCCAAGATCTCCCAGCACCAAGCCGGCTTGCCCTTCTCGTCCTCGCGCAATTGGAGCTCAGCCAGGTAGGCCGGCACGTCCGGCGCTTCGGGCACCGACTCCACAATGCACGCGTCCGGGTCGATGGGCCGGTACAGCAGGCCACCCCGCTGGGACCAGTCCACGCGCATCAGCGTCTCGCGCAGCCCGACCAGGTCGGTGGACTGCCGCTGCATCACCTGCCAGTACCCAGCCGCCTGCATGGCCGCCGAGAGGTCATCGACCCCAGCACCGCCGCGCAACTCGCCAGGCCGGTGGTACAGGGCGCCGCCGACCTGGGACGAGATCGAGCGGAAGGGGTTGCGGCTCATCTCGCCGATACCCCAGACACCCAAGCGGTCCTCGCGAACGTGCAACTTGAGGGCCGTCTCCAGGTCTTCCGACCATCGACCACGCAGGAGCCGCATTCGTAGCGCCTGCTGCTTGGCGCGGCGCTGGTTGTCGTCCCCAGGCAGGGGCGGTCGAGGTGGCAGCATGCCGTGTGCTACCGACTCGGTCAGAAGCGGCGGTGCAGGACTCGACCGGCACGGGCCTGGACCTTGCCCCAGTGGTGGCGCAGTGCGTACCGCAGCGCATCGATGATGTCTTTCGCCGGGTGCTTGGCTCTACCGTCCCAGGTCTCCAGGCTTCTGATCATGTGCTCGCAGTGCCCATCCACGTAGAAGTGCCCCGGGCGGACCATGGCCTCATGCAGCCACCGGATGGACGGCCAAAAGTGGTCGTTGCGTAGCCCTCGCTTGGCCACACGCGGCGCCGGCTTGAGCTCGCCAGCTGTGCCGAGTTGCTTCGCAATGGCGGTGCCCA